AAAGACATGTTGGCTGCTAAACTACAAGAAATGGAAGACAAATCCGATGAAGTAGAAGAAGTAGTAAACGAAGTTGAAGAGGAAGTAGAAGAGGTAGTAGCAGAAGGAGACGGACTAGAATCAGTAAAGGAAGCTTCAGAAGACGAAACCGAGGTTGATTCAGAAGAATCTGAAGACGAGGTGGAAGACGAAATCGAAGATGCTGGTGAAGAAATGGAAGCTGAAGAAGAAGAAATCGACGGAGACGAAGATTTATCTAAACTTTCTGTTGACCAATTCAAAGACATGATCAGAGACATTATTGCTCAAGAAGTAGGCGGAGACGCTGCTGCTGACGATATGGATGCTGGTGATATCGAAGGAATGGGAGACGAAGCTCCTATTGAAGAACCTGCACTAGACGGCGAAACAGAAATGGGCGCCGAAGAAGATGAGATCGATCTTGACGAACTTATCCGTGAGTTAGAAACTGTTGCTGAAGGCGACAAAGAAGACGAAATGGAAGAAGGTAAGGAAGAAGACGAAGACACTGTGGAAGAAGATGTGACTGCAAAGTCAACAGCTAACCAGGAGTCTGCCGATCCTCATGCAGAAGGTACTAATATTAACAGAACAGTTAATGAAGACCTCGAAGAAGCTTTAGAAACTATCGAAACTCTTAAAAAGGAGTTAAACGAAGTGAATATTCTAAATGCTAAACTTCTATATGTAAACAAAATCTTTAAGGCTCAAAACTTAACAGAATCACAAAAAGTAAACGTAATTGCTGCTTTCGATAAAGCTGAAACAGTAAAAGAAGTAAAATTAGTTTACGAAACTGTATCTGATAATGTTGGAACCAAAAAAGAAACTACAATTAAAGAACACAAAGGCAGCGCTTCAAAAGCTACAGGAACAACAGCTAAAAAACCTGAAGTAATTTCTGAAGTATCATCTGCAGTTCTTAGAATGCAAAAATTAGCTGGAATTATTAAATAATATAACATTTTAATTAAATCATGGAAATTAACAACCTATTAGAGAGTTCAAATAACTCTTACAAAAATATGCAAGCTGACTCTGCAAAGCTAGCTGAAAAGTGGGCTGCTTCTGGTTTGTTAGAAGGTTTGGAAGAAAGAACTGCCGGTCATATGGCAATGATTCTTGAAAACCAAGCTAAACAAATCGTAGCTGAAGCTAACACTACAGGTACTGGTGGTACTTTTACTGCCGGACAAGGTGAGCAGTGGGCAGGTGTTGCACTACCATTAGTAAGAAAAGTATTTGCTCAAATTTCTGCACAGGACTTTGTTTCTGTACAGCCAATGAACCTTCCTTCAGGACTTGTATTTTATCTAGACTTCAAATATGGAGATACTAGAGGTGGAAGAACTGACGGTGAAAACATGTACGGTAACGTAACTGAAGCTTCTACTAAAATGACTAAAGATGCTGACCCATCTGGTGGTCTTTATGGAGCTGGCCAGTTTGGTTACTCTATCAACTCTGCTTCTAAATCAGCAACAGGTGTCGCATCTGGATCAGCTACTTCAGCTTCTATCGGATACGATAACGATAAAGATCCTGCTGACTTTGCTACTGTAACAGTAACATTTGCTAGTGGTGATAAAGCTGACTTAAAAGGAGCTAGAGGATTTAGACTAATATCTGGATCTACAGAACTTAACACTAACCCAGAACTAACTTCTGTATCTGGTAACGACGTTACTTTCGTAGTAGATGCTTCAAATATTGCTGGTGGTTCTAACAACTACACAGTACTATATCACAAACAACCTACTGACAATGACAGAGGTGACTTTGAAGCTGGATCAAACAGAGCTGTAGATACTTCTATTTCTATCCCAGAAATTGATGTAACTCTTGCTTCTGAAGCCATCGTTGCTAAAACACGTAAGTTGAAAGCACAATGGACTCCAGAATTTGCACAAGATCTTAACGCATATCATTCTGTAGACGCAGAAGCTGAATTGACTTCACTTTTAAGTGAGTACATTTCAATGGAAATCGATCTAGAGATTCTTGATATGTTGATCTTAGATGCTAATACTACTGAAAAATGGTCTGCTGAGAATAACAAAGTATGGAGCGGAAATGCTTGGACTACCAACACTTCTGATTTCTATAACACTCAAGGTCAGTGGTTCTAAACATTAGGTACTAAAGTACAAAAAGTATCTAACAAGATTCACCAAAAAACGTTGAGAGGTGGTGCTAATTTCTTAGTAGTATCTCCAACAGTAGCTACAATCCTAGAATCAATTCCTGGATATGCTGCTGCTACAAACGGTGATCAAGATCAATTTGCAATGGGCGTACAAAAAGTAGGTGCATTAAATAACAGATTCCAAGTTTACAAAAACCCATATATGACTGAAAATACAGTACTAATGGGATATAGAGGATCACAATTCCTTGAAGCTGGTGCTGTTTATGCTCCTTACGTACCATTAATGATGACTCCTCTAGTATACGATCCAGAAACCTTCACTCCAAGAAAAGGTTTAATGACTCGTTATGCTAAGAAGATGATTAGACCAGAATTCTACGGAAAAATCCATATCTCTGATTTATCTCAAATCTAGGATTAAGTAGAATGATAATAAAGAGAGGGCTTCGGCCCTCTTTTTTTTTGACTATTTATATGTAAACTAGTTTAAATGGCCAACATAGAAATTTGGGGAGGAAGTTCAACGTTTTCTTCTGGACAAACTCCTTTTGGATTTTACGACACCGATTCAGCCTTTATCACCGATGCAGATAAAGTAGCAAAATTTTGTGCTACTAGATTGGGATATCCCCTAATGGATGTTGAGTTAGAAAGTGGTTCGTTTTATACCTGCTTTGAAGAAGCAGTAACTACATACGGTAATGAAGTATTTCAATATAAAATAAAGGAAAACTACCTAAACCTTGAAGGTTCTAGCACAGGAAGTTCTTTAAATAATCAATTAGTTGATCCTACTTTAAACCGAATAGTACAAATATCAAAACACTACGGTACTGAAGCAGGTGTTGGCGGTAATGTAACAAAGTATACAGGTTCTTTAGCATTAACAGCATCGCAACAGCTTTATGATTTGGATCAATGGTCTATTGATCAAGGAATAACAGGTAGTATTGAGATAAGAAAGGTATTTTATGAAGCACCTCCTGCTATCCAACGATATTTTGACCCTTACGCAGGTACCGGTACAGGAATACAGTCTTTAATGTCAGCATTTGACTTTGGTTCATTCAGCCCTGGTATTAATTTTATGATGATGCCAATATCTTATGACATAGCTTTACTTCAAGGTATTGAGTTTAATGATCAAATAAGAAAGTCATCGTATTCTTTTGAAATAGTGAACAACCAACTTAGGATCTTCCCAGTTCCTACTGCCGATGCCACCCTTTTCTTTGAATATTACAAAGAGGTAGATAAGAATGCTATCAACTACGACAATAGTGTTAATAAAATAACTAATATAGCTGAAGTTCCATACAGTAACCCTACATACTCCCATATAAACAGTGTTGGCAAACAGTGGATTTATAGGTACACCTTAGCTTTAGCTAAAGAAATGCTTGCATACATTAGAGGTAAGTACGGAACCGTACCTATTCCAGGTTCTGAAGCTACTTTAAACCAGGCAGACCTATTAGCTGATGCAAGATCTGAAAAAACTGAACTTATTACCAGTTTGAGAGATATGTTAGATGCTACATCAAGGGGAGCACAGCTTGAAGCACAGGCAAAAGAGGCAGAAGACGTACAAAATACGTTAAAAGCAGTTCCAATGACTATATACGTAGGGTAATGAGGTTAATTCCACTGTTATTAGAGATAGAATATAGAACCTACGAAGCGATGGTTAAAATAACCTACGGTGAAGAAGGATCTAAAGGGTATGACGATGCTTTACGTGCACTACCAGGCGTTACAACCGTAACTATAGCATCAGAAGATGGAGATAGTAGTTTAGCAACGTATAAAGTTAAAATAATAAGTCAAAAAGAGCCTATCGAGGCTTTTAAGGCATTTAAAGACAACGCTACCAACAAATACAGTAATATAGTTAGTGTAGAAGTCGGGGAACAAACAATAGAAGAGAAGTAATGCTATTTGGATCAACAAGAGACTTTAATTTAATGACTAAACTAAGTCGAGAACTTATTCAAGACATAGTTGAGCAAGAAATTCTTTACCATAAAATTAGTTTAGAGGATACCGACGTTAATTTATATGGTGAGGCAATGCAAAAGTCATTTTGGGAAGCTGTTAAGTTCAATTGCCTAATAACTCGTGGTGATCAAGTAATAGATATACAAGAATTTGGACCTGATTTAGGTAGGGAAGCTTCATTTGCATTTATAAGACAAGATTTAGAAGCTGCAAACGTTGTAGCAGAGGTAGGAGACATAATACAGTGGCACAACGACTTCTATGAAGTAGATACAGTAAGAGAAAACCAGTTATTCATAGGTAGAGACAGTAGTTACAACTTAGCATCATATGGAAACAACTTTGGATCATCGATATCTATTATAGTTGATTGTCATTTAACAAGAGCAGATAAGGTTGGCATAACAGAAGTAGTAAGCAGATAGTAGTATGGCTGGAAATAAACCAATTCCTCAATACGAGGTACAGACTAACTTAGATAATAGAGCTTTACAGGTATCTAGAGACAATGATACTGTTCAAACTATTACTGTTGGGGTAAAAGACATAGATGAAGCTATATTTTACTACTTTAATAATGTTTTAAAACCTCAAGTCACTCAAAATGGTAGTGTTATTAACGTACCATTAGTTTATGCTTCTCCGGAACGTTGGGCAGCTATGCAAAAAGACGGGTACTACCGTGATAAAAATGGTAAAATGCAAGCTCCTTTAATTACATTTAGAAGAGCAAGTTTAGAAAAGAATAGACAGTTAGGTAATAAGTTAGATGGTAACAACCCACAAAATTTTGGCATATTTACTAAGAAGTACTCACAAAAAAACGCATATGACAGGTTCGGAATACTAAACAATAGAATACCAGACACTGAAATGTATGCTGTTGCCATCCCTGACTACGTTAATATTACATACAACTGTGTAATTTTTACAGATTACATGGAGCAGAACAATAAAATTATTGAAGGTGTTAACTTTGCATCAGATTCCTACTGGGGGGATGTTAATAAGTTTAAATTTAGAGCCATGATTAACACATACACTACCTCAACAGAGCTAGTACAAGGTAATGACCGTATTGTAAAGACAGAATTTGACATTAATTTACTTGGATACATTATCACAGACACTATCAACGCTATTAATTTTAACTCAAAAAAAATGTATAGTAAGTCATCTGTTAAAATAACTAATGAAATTGCAACAAAAGGTTAGTTATGTTGATATTTATTAAGAGTAATGGTTGTGTCAACAAAGTAAAAACAAGACATAGAGGTAAATGACTAGATTTTCATCAGAACTCTCAGGTTCGTTAATATTTAACTCAGGTAGCACAACCACCGAACTAACCCCCTTTTCAGGAGGGTTAAATATTTCTGGTTCTGAACTCTATATAAATGAGGTACCTTTAAGTCAGAGACTAACCGACGTAGAATCAGGGTTTGTAGGTTCTGCTAGTTTAGGCCCTTTAAACGATTTCTCAGCATCTTTACTTAGTTACTCATCATCTAATAACTTAAGAGTAGGAGCATTAGAAAGTGCATCTGCTGCTATTCAAATAACTACAGGTTCCTTGCTGTCTAGTATACAGACGTTAACATCTGTTACAGCATCTTATCTGACTACATCATCAACCTACATATCATCCTCTGCTCAAATTAGTGCTTCTGGGTATTTAACATCAGAATCAGCAGCAGCATTAGGATTTGGTGGAGATACTACCCCGGCAGGTACTATATCTTCATCTCAACAAATTGAAGACTTTGGATTTATAACTTCTTCTGTTGGAGATGTATCAAGTGACACTTTCAATTCATTTACTTCATCTATACAAACACAAGTAGATAGTCTAACTTCCTCTACTTCTTCATATATAACGGATGCATCAACAGGTTCTTTATCTGTTGCTACTGCTTCTTATGCAATTAATGCTTTAACTGCATCATATGCACTATCAGCATCATATGAAATAGTAAATGAAGTATCTTCTTCACATGCAGTACAGGCAGACAGTGCATCTTATATTGACCCTACTTTTATATCAGCATCTGCAGCAGCTAACGATTTTAGCTTTGGTGGGACCTTTAATGGGAACAGAATTGTGACTAACCCTTATATGGGTACTATGTTTAGTGCATCATTTAATGCAGGAACATCAGGAAGTGTACAAGAATTTTTAGAAAACATATTTTTCACCAATACTGCACCGGAATTAAGTATTACAGGTAGTCCATATTTTAATATAACTGAGTTTAATACTTCTGGGTCTCAAGCTTTTTTATTGAGTGCCACCGATACTCAAGGTGATTCTATTACTTTTAACACATCCTCAGCATATACAGATGATTTTGTTAGAATTTCATCAAATGGTGTTGTCACTCTAAATGTAGTTCCCACAGAAGCAGCATTTAACACCGTTAACAGAGGTGATGGAACACTAACTCACCCAGTACAGGTTACTGTAACTGATGCATTTGGTGCTTCTTCTACTAGTACCATATATCTTTACGTTGTTACTAACACCGCTCCTAAGTTTAGAGAAACTGGTGTAGGTGGATCTGTTATAACTTCTTTTAATGCTAACAGAAATGAAAATGCAACAGCAGGAGAAGTTACAAAAATATACTTTACAGACGATGAAAGTGACACTATTACAATTACTTCTGCCTCTGATGCTAATGGACACTTTACTTTGACCAAATACTCTACTTATGTACAGATAGACCAGGTAACCGGTTCATTAGATTACGAAAATATTACAAGCTACACTATGAGTATTACTGCATCTGATGAGCATTATCCATCTCAAGATGCAAGTTCAGTCACTACTCTACCGATAACTATAAATGTAACAGATAACGTTCAACCTTCTATTAATCCTCAAACATTAACTGGAGTTAACGAAAATAGTGGTAATGGAACATCAGCCGGGTTTGTAACAACTGCAACCGATAGTGAAGGTGACACAATTACTTTTAGCAGATTTAGTCTAAGCAGTCTTTCTTTAGATGGTTCACCTGTAGCTACTGGATCATATGGAGGAACTTCTCAACTACTTGATCCTCATGAAGATCCTTTTATAATTAACTCTTCAACTGGTCAAGTAACTAGAAAACCAGCAGTTTACCTTAACTCAGACTTAATTGACACGTATGTATATAGAGCTTTTGTAAGTGATGCATATAATGCAACTTCTAGCTCGGCTCTTATAACCATTCCTATCGCAGATGATACTCCTCCTTCATTAACAGGAGTACAGCAGTTTTATGCTATAGAATCTGCTTTAGCAGGAGAGAATGTATACGATTCTACTAATGGATTTAGCGGAACTATAGCTGATTTTGGTTCTAATCAAGCAGTAACTTGGACAGTAACCCCAACAGCTGACTTTGCAGTAAACAGTTCAGGTAATTTACTACTAAACAGAAACCTATCCGGTTCTGGAGATATTGCAGGTACTACTTTGACAGGTTCGGTAACGGCAAGTAACTCATTTAACACAGAAACAGCAGCTACCTTCTCAGTCATAGTAACTCAAAATGCTGCACCAGATATCACATTTACAGATACTACTGGAAATCAAAATACTAACTTAGCCCGTTCTGGTTCAACACTTGTTACTTTAACATTTAGTGATACAGAAAGTGACACTATTGATTATGCCGGTGTTACTTTTGAAGGAACAGGAAGTCAGTTAAATGCTATTCAATCAGGTAACAGCTGGTTAATACAAGCAAAAGAAAACTTAAGTGCTTCAACTTATACCTATACAGCTTCAGTAGATGATGAACATTCATTTGTAACAAATACTGAAAATGATTCATTTACTATTGCAGCAGCAAGTATAGGAACTTTAGGAGGAGATACTACATCATATATTATAGAATCTGCAGTTAGTGGAGCAGTATTGAGAGATGCTACAGGATTTGGTGGAGGAAATGCTTCTCAACTAACAGTATCTTATTCACCTAACTACGGTTCAGCAATAGTTCAATCATTTACATCTTCTAATGCAGCTATTGCAGTAGATAATAGCGGTAATCTTACATTAGCAGTTAATCTAAGCGGTTCTGCTACAGGATCAGGAGATACTATAAATACAGATATTACTTTTAGAGACCAATACGATAACGTAGGATCTGGAAGTGTAACAGTAAATGTGTTTGCAAATATTGCACCTACTGCTACTTTTAGCGATCAAACTGCTAACTTTACAGCATCTATTTCTACTAATACTTATTTAGTAGGGGTAACAATTTCTGATACAGAATCGGACACTCCTTTCTCTATGTCGTTATCAGGAGTAAGCGGTTCTTTATTAAAAGCAGTACCGCAAAACGCTAACTCATCATCGTACCAAATACAAGCTGCTTCTAATATTAATGCAGGAACAGTGGCATATAGTGCTTCTATATTTGATAACTTTGGTAAACAGACTTACTATAATAGATCATTTAATGTAGCAGGAGTTCCAGCTCAATATTATATCTATTTAGATGAAAACGGAACATATGCATCTTCTGAAGCTAATGCTTTGACTATGTATGGAGATTCTGATGATGATGGAACCACTGATGCTAATACAACTTTTGCAGCTTTTGTAGGAGGAAATTTAGGAGATAGTGTTATTACAACAACTGCCTATACTGGGTTAGGATTAGATAAAGTATTTTTAATCGGTTCTGGTTCTACACTACAAGGCAGTAACACATCAGCACTTGTTAACGGAGTAGATCATACAACCGGGTCTCAAGGTCAAACAGGAATGCACATTGTATTTCCATCAGGTTCAGCTAATTTTACTCAAGTAGATTCAATGGCTAGTTCAATCGGTGGATCTACACCTGGCCAGTATGTACTTTATGCAGATAGAGTAGGTACAGGAATTGTTGACGCAGTTCAATCAGCATTTGTTAGATATTTTCAATTCACTGGAGGTAATACTTACCCTGTATCAGGAGAAGCAGGATTTGGAGTAATATTTACTCAAAATGATAGTACAAGTGATATAAATTATTTCTTGATGGCATCGAGTGGTTCGGCTCCATCATCAACACAATAAGAATAGAGAATGGCAATTAATATAAGTACTGACATTAATGTAACCACCGGCGGGAAACTAACCGATGTAGGTCAGATTCAAGGTGCATGGAAAACGGTTGATACGTTATCTGATTTGTATGCACTTACCGGTAGTTCGTTCAGTAAAGGAAAATTACAGAACGGACAGGTATTTTATGTTAGTTCATCCGCAGCTCTTTATACACTTGATATAGGAGGTTCCTTCCCCTTTGTAACATACAACTTTAATGAATTTGTTTGGCCTGGAGCTGAAACAG